GAAGAGAAAGGAAGCGCGTGCTCGTGTCGTTCACGTCTTTGGCGTCGGGTACGCAGACGATCAACGTTTACCGGACTGCTGAGGGTCGCACGTTTCAGGTGCGTGGTGGCGTGAATTTGTATGCTGCCGGTGGTGTGTCGGTGATGGATTTCGAGTGCCCGTTCGGGGTGCCGGCGTCGTATCAGGCGGAACAGTTCAACGCGTCGGGTGTGTCGTTGGGGTTCACCGATCAGACATCAATCACTCTCGCGGTCACTGATACGTGGGTTCATCAACCGTTGTCGCCAGCTTTGGCGGTGACAGGGAAGATCATGATGGATTCCGCGAACGATTTCATGCGCCCATCACCTGGTCAAACAGTGTGGCCGGAAGGTGCTGTCGCTGGTCGGACGATTTCCGGTCAACGGCAGGGGTTGGTGCAGATGCCGTTGCATATCAAGTTGGGGTCGGCTGCGGATTCGGATGAGTTCGCGTCGATGTTCGGCGGGTATACAACGAATTTTCCGCCCGTGTTGTGTATTCGTACCCCGGCGGTGTTGCGGATTCCGCGCCTGTTGTTCGCGTCGTGTTTGCAGGCGCATGAGGTGATCGGGGGCGTGAACCGCCTGTTTACGTGGCAGTTGACGGTGGATGAGGTGTCGCCGCCTGCTCCGGGTCTGATCCTGCCGCTGCTCAGGCGGATGGATATTGATGCGGCGTATGCGACCAGGGCGGCGATGGATGCCGCGTATGCCACACGCAGGGCCATGGACTCCGATTACTCGCTGGCGGGTCTCGCGGGCTGACTTACCGACGTTGAAGGGCGGTTCCGGATGCGTTTCGGCTCTGATGCCCTCGTTGGTGCGTTGTCTGGTTCGTTCAATAAACGGTATGTGGCGGATGTGGTGTTCAACGGCACACGCGTGTTGAAGGACGCCCCGATTGTGTCCCCGCAGTTCACGGATTCGGGTTCGTCGCAGGTGCAGTTCACTGGGTCGTGCACGATCGTGTATCAGGACGATTTTGCCCAGTCGATTGCACCGTCTCAGATCGGCGACAAGCTGGCACCGTTTGGGACGCAGGTTGTGATTTCCGTGTTGACGGAGGTTGGTCCTGGCCTGTCGGAGCGCACCGTGTTGGGCACGTACCTGCTCACGGAGACCCCGTCGATTCGTACGACTCGGCGCAGGTTCAACGGTGCCGTTGTGGCTGATGGTGACGTCATCGATTTGACGTTGCAGGATCTGTTCGCGGGTGTGCAACGTGACCGGTTCGACACACCAGGGACCGCACCTGACGTCTCGAGTGTGTGGAAGGAGTATCAGCGCCTGACCGGTCTGCCGGTGACGAGGACGTTGACGGATGCTGCGATTCCGGTGTCGGTGGCGTATCAGGAGGACAAACTTCAGGCGTGTTACGACTTGGCGACTGTGTTGGATGGGGTTGCGTATGTGACTCCTGATGGGACGGCGTCGATGCGGCCGAATGTGTGGCCGGCCGCTGTGGATTCGTTGTTTTCGGCGGATGTTGCCCCGGATGGGACGTTGCAGGATGTTGTGCCGCGCCTGTCGAATGGTGCCGTTTACAACGCGGTCGTGGTGAGGGGTACGGATCCTTCCGGGTCGACGATTGTGTTGGCGACGGCCGAGTTGAAGGATGGCCCTCTGCGGGTGCGGAACACGGACGGTTCACTGTCCCCGTACCGGCGGGTGCCGTACTACTACGCGTCGCAGTACATCACCACGCAACCGCAGGCGCAGGCGTACGCCGACCAACTGTTGCCGCGCGTGTCGACTTTGCGGGCGCTCACCTATGACTTGGTGGAGACGTTCAACCCGCTGCGTGAGGTGGGGGATGTTCTGTACGTGTACCGGTTGGGTGATTCGTTTACGTGCCGGATCACGGATATTCAACGGGATGCGGGTGGGACGCAAAGCCTGACGGTGACCGTCGACCGCACATTGGTGACACCCCCGTACACGCCGCCGTCGTTCCCGCCTGTCGCTGTGCCCGCGTTGTACCCCGCAACAGGTTTGTTCCCATCACCGTCTCTCTTCCCCGGATAAGGAGCCCCTATGGGACACGCCAACGCTGGTCCATTCACGAACGGTGCCGCACCCTCGCTTAGCGCCGCAATCATGGACACCCTTGACTCCCAGTACGACGACGCAATGGCCGACGTCGCAGCGTTGTATGCCCGCGGTCGGCGTGCACTTTTGGAGACGAACGAGGACTACACCACGTTCCCGGACGGTGAACCGGTCACCAGTCTGACTGGGCAGCCGTACAACATTCGCGGGTCGCTGAACGTCGCCGAGAACCGCCCCGTCATCGAGTCGGGTTTCCTGACGCAGAAGTTCGACGCAAACCAGGGCGCGTACTCCGAACTGGGGCCGTTCGCGCAGTCGATCAACCACTGGGGTGCCCGGTGGAAGTTCGACACCGGAACCGTGTCCGGTGCGGTGATGTGCCTCGCGCTCATGACCAAGAGCTATGTCGATTACGCGAACTTGACCGGGAACGTGCCACAGTCGGGGCCGCACCTGATCATCACCCCTGGCACGCTTCAGGTGACCGTGTTCCCGACGGATGGTTCGGCGCCTGTTGACTCCGGTTTGGGTGTGATCACGTTCGCGGCGGGGTTGCAGCAGGACAACACCACGATGTACTCGGTGGACTTGTACCTCGATAACGTCAGCGGCACCGTCTACATCTACGCCCCGGACGGCAAAATGTACGCCGTTCAGAACAACTACTTCATCAACACGTTCCCCTATGCGTACGCGGAGCCGTTCCGCAACGCCACCTATACGGCGGGAATGGGGCGGGCGAAGTTCAAGAACTTCTGGGTCAGTTCCGTGGCCGACTCGCAGATCGCGGATGTCGCCGCTGATTACTGGGCGCAACCGCTGGTGAAGAAGGCGGTCACCTCCGCGTCGGATGTCGGGTTCAACCTCACGTCGACGTACTCGCTGCCCGCTGGTGGGGTGACCACGTTCTCCGCGCTGGTCCCCCAGAGCAAGAAGGTCCACATCGAGGCGTCGTTCTTCATCGACATCACCGCTGTCACCGCGTCGTCGCAAGTGCTGATCGGGCTGCAAAGCTCCACTGGCGCCCTGCTCGCGTTCACGATTGTGGCGATGAAGGTGTCCCATTCCGGGTATTGCAGGTTCATCCTCGACTACGGGCTAACCGAGGCGATCGGTACAACCTTCACCCGAAAGTTCGCGTTCGCTGTCACGGACACGGTTCGCACGGACACGGTCGCAGTCACCTCGGGTTCAGCTACCGTCTCGGACACGACGATCACCGCCGCCGACCAAGGCCGCCCCGTGACAGGCACGGGCATCCCAGCGAACTCCTATGTGGGCACGGTCACACCGGGAACCTCGTTCCTGCTGTCCTCGTCCCCGACCTCGCAGGTGAACGTGAACGGGACCGCATCCGGTTCGTCGGCGATCATCGGTGCGACCGCGGGCGCATCGACGTCGGCGGCGCTGGTGTTGAAGCCGCAGGTCAACGGCAGCATCGACGTGTCGACGATCTAATCCCCCTTGGAGGCATCCGTGGTTGATGTTCCTTCTGCGATCCTTGCCGCCCTGAATAAACGCGCTGATGGGGTGCGGGTGTTGCAGGCCGTGTTCGTATCCGCATCCGCTACCGGCTGCCAGGTCGATATTCAGGGTAACCGTGTCCCCGCGACCCTCGGCACCGACTGGCTGCCCGAAGTGGGTGAAGTGGTCAGCCTGTGGGTGATCGGCGAATGGTACCTGATCATGGGGCCAGCAGCCGTGAAACCCGACAGCGGCACCGTCGTGTCCGCAGCGGGTGGGTTCGTGACTCTCACAACGAGCATCGGCACAACCGTCACATGCCCGTACGACGGATCCGCAGTCACCCCGTCAGCAGGCCAGTTGATGAAAATTCTGTGGCAGGGCGGCCCGTTCGCGATGCTCATGTCCACCACACCAGCACCAACCCCACCACCCCCCGCACCCAGCCCCGGCGTGAGTCCGCACGACCAAACATTCACCGCCATCGACGCGGGCTCGTACGGGTCCGGGCGTTGGTGGACACCCCAAGTGTGGGCATCCGATTCCAACGTCGGCGCATGGTTCTACGGGACGAAGATCAGTGACACCATCCCCGCAACGGCTGCCGTGTCCGCCATTCAAGTGTGGGTGCCCGGGAGCACACAAATCAACGGGTCAGCACCCAACTTCGGGGTTCACGGGTACACCACCAAACCCGGTGGCGCACCAACCATCAGCAGCGTCACCACGGTGGGTATCAGCCCCGGCTGGGTGAACCTGCCCGTGTCCACGTTCGCCAACTTCTTGAAGAACGGTGGCGGCGCGTACGGGATCGGCGTCGCACACGGCGGCTACAACATTTTCCCGTCGCTCGCCTCTGACGGCATGTCCGGCGCGATCCGCGTCATCTCCACGTATTAGCCCGAATCGAGGACCGCCCGTACCTGGGCGCTACTTGTCGACCCTTAGGGAGCGCTCATGGCACACGACAGTGTCGGCGGAAAAAACCAGCCCCAGTACTCATCCGCCGGTGTCCCCGCATCCGCCGCGGACCTCTCCGAAGTCGCGAACTGGGCCGCATACAACGGCAACCGCAAAGCCGACACCGAAACGGTCAGGAGCGGCCTCACCGGTGCCGACGTGTGGGACGGCCTCGAGTTCTACGCCACCGACACGAAGAAACTGTGGACGTACGTGGTCGGCACCGGGTGGGTGCTCATGTTCCAAATCCCCACCGCTTGGACCAACCTCACGCTCACGTCCGGGTGGACCG